ACACTGTTGCTTCCGGTATGAACATCCAGTTGCGCTACCTGAAAATGTTCATCACACAGGTTCCCACTTCGGCAACCGGCTGGCGCTATGCCATGCGTCTTGATCCTCTGTCGACGAAGCTAACCACCGCTGGCACAATCATTACTCCGCAGAATCCGAACGGTAACAGCACGACCTTGAGCCGCGCTTACATTAACTTCGGCGCAATCACCACTACTGATTCGACGGCAAGTCCTCAGCAGCGTCTGGTTGCCAACGGTATGGTTGCTCAAGCTATCCCNGTTGCCAATGATGAATGGTTCTTTAACTTCGGCGCAACNTTTGCTTCGATCGATTCGTCGGTCACTTCCGCTAACGTGAAGCGTTGTTCGTTCCCTGTGCCTCCAATCATCATTCCGCCGGGCTGGTTCTTTACCCTTGAGATGTGGGGCGCTTCCAATGCTGCCGCACCTTCGTGGGAATTTGAACTTGGCTACTCTGAGCGCCCTCAAGGTCAGTAAGCACTAACGATCGCAGATCATGGCTAATTCCCTTGATAAGCAGATCACAGGCGATGGCTACCGTAATGCTGTGGTAAAGCTTACGGGAGTCATCGACACTGCGAACGTCGTGCTTCAACCTGCCATATCACTTTCAGACTTTAAGACTAATGACCAAAATCTTTATCTTAATGGTTTTCGAGTTGATTTAATAGAGTGGTCGATAAGCAATCCGTTAGAGGTAGTTCTGTCTTGGAACGGCGCAAGCCCACAACAGATCTTTCCTCTTTCGGGTCGTGGTCGGATAGCGTCAGACAACTATGGCGGCTTCCTTCCTGACATCACGAAGCCTGGTTATGATGGTTCGATTGTCCTTTCGACAGCGAACTACACCCCAGGTACCATTATGAACTATACCATTGTTCTGGAACTTGTAAAACTCTACAAGCGTTAATATGACAAGCCCTGTATCATTCAATACACCCGCTCGAGCAATCGAATACGCAATGAAGGATGCGGGGCTTCTCTCGCGTGGAGATCTTCCTGATGGGGATCAATACGCGGAGTACGGCAACCGTATGAATGACCTGATTAACCTTTGGCAGACCCAAGGGTTGAAGCTGTGGCTTAACTACGATCTGCCGGTTACGCTTACGCAAGGCGTAGGCAAGTACACTCTTGGCCCGACCGGCACTGTCGTCATATCGAAGCCAATGCGAATCTTTGATTCTTTTACTATCAATACAAGCGGCACTCGCCGCCCACTTATAATTATTTCGAGAGCTGAATACAATCGACTCTCTAACACTACGAACCAAGGCGCACTTAATAGCGTGTTCGTGGACAAGCAGCAAACATATTTAGGTGTTTATTTCTGGATGGTTCCAGATGCGGTTGCGGCCACTGACACCGCTTACCTAACCGTTCAACAAGCTGTAACTAACTTTACCGGTTTAAACGATCAGATGAACTTCCCGCAAGAGTGGTTTATGGCAATTCGTTGGGGACTGGCTGATGACATATGCGGCGGTCAATCTAAAGCCATCATGGACCGCTGCCAACAGAGGGCTATGGTTTACAGAACAACTCTTGAGGATTGGGATGTTGAAGATGCTTCAAGCTTCTGGCAACCCGACTCTCGTGCAACCACAGCTGCAACAAGCTTCCGATAATGGCTACTGGCACTTACCCCAATCCAGAGATACCCACAAGGGTGCCTCTTGCTGTCACGCCTGAGAACCGTGACAACACAACGGCCAAAGACTCAAAGGTTGTTAACGGCTTTATGGAAAAGGGCCAAGACGGGTATCTGGCTTATAAGCGTCCAGGGTTAGCTCTGAGTTCCTATAGCGTCGCGGCATCCCATGGTTATGGTTTATATACTTGGATTGGGGATACATACGCAAACTTCGGAGGAACGCTTTATAAAAACGGAGTCTCCTTAGGGACCATGACGACAACCCGCATCAACACTTTTGACCAAGTGCTCGGCGGAACCCCTTCCCTATTCATTACCTGCGGCAACAAGGTTGCGTATTACTACAACACAGTAGCGGGTTTAACCCTTATTACTTTTCCAGCTGGCATGACTAACTTGGTGCGAGGTTCTGCTTACCTTGATGCCACTATGTATGTGATGGACGTGAATGCTAACATCTGGGGATCTGGTTTGAACGATCTTTCAAGTTGGGTATCTTCTAACTACATCAAAGCACAGATCGAACCTGACTTTGGGGTAGCTNTTGCTAAGCACCTTGTATATGTGATTGCACTTAAGCAATGGTCAACCGAAGTGTTTTATGACGCGGGTAATGCTGTGAACAGTCCGCTATCCCCTGTTCAAGGTGCTAAGATCAATTGGGGCTGTGCGTCCGCTGACACTGTTCAAGAGATTGATGGTGATCTTCTGTGGCTGTCTCAGACACGAGAACTTTCATATGAAGTTATTTATATGAAAAACCTGAAGGCGATTCCCGTCTCCACCAAACCCGTTGAGCGTCTTCTGGCCAAGGCTGTCTTCAGCGAGGTCTACTCGTGGACTTGGAAGGGGGATGGACACTCCTTCTATCTTTTAACGATTGAGGATCTTAACCTTACTCTTGCCTATGACATAAAGGAAAATCTTTGGAGTCAATGGACAGACGCCAATGGAAACTACATGGCAGTCTCCGACTCCTATGGAGCTCTTATTCAAGGCGAAGACAGCGGCAAAATATACTCCATGGCCTTGAGCAACACTGATGATGCGGGTAGCCCAATAACCTTTGATCTGTATACACCTAACTTTGACGCTAACATTGACCGCCGAAAGATTGTAAAACTGGTTCGAGTCCTTGCCGACAAGACACCTGGAAGTGTTATTCAAATTCGCCATAACGATAATGATTATGAACCAAGTAAGTGGACTAACTTTAGACGCCTTGACCTGAATCAGGAACGGCCCTTCCTTGTAGATGATGGTACGTTCAATCGTAGAGCTTACCACATACGTCACCAGTGCAATACAACTTTAAGGTTAAATGCAATTGACCTTCAGATGGATCTGGGGACCATATGACTGTTGTATTTAATCCCCCACCAACCTACGCCGAACCTACGATTGAAGATTCAACTGGGAACGTTCGATTCAATCCTATTTGGCTTAAATGGTTTCTTGATCTGACAAAGTTCTTAACAGCCGCTGGCGATGCTAATGGTGTAGTGCATAATCAAACCGTTGGAAAAGAAGGCGGGGACGGAACTGACTACTATCATCTGGGAGCGACTCTTTACGCAGCGGTTCAGCGAATTGCGGCTACCAGTATTCCTTATGTTGCAGCTTCGGGAACAGGTGATGCTCTTGTAGCTAACTACACTCCGGCCATTGGAGCTCTTGTTGATGGCTTGATATTGGAGGTCGGCCCGTTTGCAATCAACACCCTTACAAATCCTACCATCAATGTAAATGGTTTAGGGGCTAAGACTATTGTAAAACAAAACGGAGCAGCCTTAATTCCTGGTGACATTGCAGGAAGTCTTTGTCGGATGTTGCTGGTTTATAATGCAAGCACCAACAGTTTTAACTTAAACAACCCAGCAAGTGCTTATAGTATTAGTGGACATACCTTTGATATTCCTGGGCCGATAGGAGGAACCGTTGCCAGCACAATTAACGGAACCACTATTACAGCAAGTGTCTGGCTTGCCTCATCAATCTCATGGACGGTAGCAACGCTTCCCACCGGAGTTCTCGGTGCTCGGACCTTTGTTACAAATGCGTTAGCTCCAACGTTTGGAGCAGCTGTAGTTGGTGGCGGGGCTGTAATAATCCCCGTGTTCTATAATGGTACAACTTGGATTGTAGGATGATAATCAAACCTTTAAGCGTAGCGCAAATGCAGGTTGAGGGCAAGGTCCTTCTTGATGAGCATTATGAAGAGCTGACTCAGCACAAAGAAATTGTTAAGCTGGATGTTGATTGGGCAAAATATGAGATGCTTGAAAAGACCGGCGTATGTCAGGCTTGGGGAGCTTGGGAAGAAGGGCAGTTGATTGGGTATGTTGTATTCTTTGTTATCCCACACCTCCACTATAAAAGCAATATCTTTGCTTCCAACGATGTATTATTCTTAAAGAAGTCTCACCGTCTGGGTATGACTGGCATAAGGTTGATTCGTCACGCTGAGAAAGAATTAAGTAAGAACGGCCCGGTCAAGGTTGTGTGGCATGTAAAGCCCGAAACAACACTTGAAGTCTTGTTAGATCATTTTGGATATACTTATGAAGAGTCCAAGATGTCAAAAATTTTAGGAGCCTGATATGGGTGCGGCAGCGGCGATAGATGTTTTGACAACAGCTTTTGCGGATACAGCAGCTACAGATGTAGCAGCAACTATAGGTGCGGACGTAGCGGCGGGAGCTATGACGGATGCTGCCGGCACTGCTATGGCGGCGGATATTGCGGCAGCTGGTGGAGTCTCAGCAGCAGATGCGGCAGCAGCAGCAGCAGCTGATACCGGAATGATGGCAGGAGGGGCCGGACTTATAG